TCCGCAAGGCGCAGCCGGCCAGTCGTCGTCGTTCTACAACTACAAGGTCAAGACCACCGCCACAAGCGGCGACCCCGGCAACACCTACTTGCTCTACAACAACGCCACCCAGACCTCGGCGACGCAGATCAACGTGAGCCACATCGACAAGGACGGCTTCGACGTAGACCTGTTCCTCGGTCTACTCAACGACGGCGATACGTTCGTGATTCAGGACGCTTCGTTGTCCGACAACTTCCAACGGTGGGAGGTGAACGGGACTCCGACGAACCAGGTCGGTTATTGGGTGTTCCCTGTCACGCTGGTATCGAGCGGCGGCACCGGCACCACCGGGTTCGCCAACAACCACGAGGTCATCCTAGTTCTGGCGCTGACCGGCGATCAGGGTCCGCAGGGTCCGACTGGTCCGACTGGCGTTCAAGGACCGACCGGTCCGCAAGGTGCGACTGGACCTCAGGGACCGACGGGTCCTCAGGGTGCGGTCGGGGCGACCGGTCCGCAGGGATCTACTGGTCCGCAAGGGCCTCAGGGCAGCGTTGGTCCGCAAGGGCCACAAGGCTCCACGGGTCCGCAAGGCGAGATCGGTCCACAGGGCGCTACAGGCGCTCAAGGGCCGACCGGACCTCAGGGTGCCACCGGTCCACAAGGTGCCACCGGTCCTCAAGGTTCGACGGGTCCACAAGGGCCGCAAGGGCCGCAAGGGCCACAGGGCCAGGTCGGTGCTACGGGTGACACCGGACCAACAGGGTCACAAGGTCCACAAGGTCCACAAGGGGCGATCGGGCCTCAGGGTCCTCAGGGCGACACAGGGGATACGGGTCCGGCTGGTCCTCAGGGTTCGGTCGGTCCGCAGGGAGCTGTGGGCGCTACGGGGGACACCGGTCCGCAGGGCGCTGTCGGTGCGCAGGGTGCTACAGGTGCTCAGGGTGCCATCGGGCCGCAAGGCGATACGGGACCGCAGGGTCCGCAGGGTGCGGTGGGTCCTCAGGGCGCTCACGGTGCGACGGGTGACACAGGTGCCGCTGGTCCTCAGGGTCCGCAAGGAGCGCAAGGCCCGCAAGGTGCGGTGGGTGCGACGGGCGCTGTCGGTGACACAGGTGCGACCGGTCCGCAGGGTGCCACCGGGGCGAACGGTGCGACTGGTGCTGTCGGTCCGACCGGCGCAACTGGTCCGCAAGGCGCAACCGGGGCGAACGGGGCGACCGGGGCGACCGGGCCAACGGGTGCGTTCATCTCGACGTGGGAGGGCGAGTGGAACTCGGGGACCACCTACTCGGTTGGTGACATTGTTGTTTATACCGGGACGATCACCGGTATTGGTTTGACGGTCGGGTCGTACATAGCGACGGCGGGTTCCACTAATGAGGCTCCGGTCGTGGGCGGCACCGTCAATACCGCTTATTGGGATTACATTGCGGCTGGCGTTCAGGGTCCGACCGGTGACACAGGTGCGGCGGGTGACACAGGCGCTACGGGTGACACAGGGCCTCAGGGTCCAAGCGGCGCTACCGGGGCGACGGGTGCGACGGGCGCGACCGGTCCCGGTCTCGCTATCAACAACCGGTTCGCTGTGAGTAACTGGTGGGGCTATCCCGGGTTGTTCATTAGCAGCGGGCAGACGATCAACTTCCTTGGCGCTTCGACCGCCTACTACCAACCTGTGTTAGTTGAGAAACAGATAACGGTCACGTCCATGATGGTGAGAGTTTCAAGCGCTGGCACGGCTGGCGCTCAGGGACGAATCTCTATCTACGAGGCAGGCGACGATTTCCAACCGGGCGACTTGGTTTCTGACGTTGGCCTTGTCACGGTGGACTCAACGGGAGATAAGGCGCTGACCTCTTTGAGCGTTGTGCTGTCTCCCGGTGTGTATCTGTTCAGGTATCAGACCGACGCAAGCGCAACCCGACCGCAGTTCACGGGCCATCGCGGTTTCATTGCCCGAGGGACTATTCCGATGAACAACAGCGATCAGTACCGTTTTACCGCTGAGGTTGCACGAACGTTTGGTGCAGCGGAGGACCCCGGTACAGCATTCGGGGCCAGCGCAGGAACCTCTAGTAGTTTGTTCTGTTATTGGGTGCGGGCAAGGTGGAACACATGAAACGTCTAGACATTGACGAAACGTGGGACGCCGACGGCAACCTTGTGTCTAGCGTTGAGGTATGGCGCGACCCGTCACCGCTGGACTCTGTCGGGGCACTCGCCACGCTCCTCGCCGTCACCGATGTCGTGACCGTGCAAGACGCTGCCAACGCTGTCGGGTTGGACCCGCAAGCACTCATCGACGAGGCCGAAGCATGGGCCGAGTTCGCTGATGTGCAGCCATAAGGCTGACATTTGAGTGTTCTGGTGTAATCTGTGACGGTAGTGTTTCCTCTCACCTGTCAGGACCGTTGATGCCCTCACGCTTCGGAGTCAAGCCTGTTATAGCCCAGCGTCGCACACGTGCCATCACCGCAGCAGCAAGCCCACTTGCCACCATGCGACCTGTTGGCCGTGGCGGAGTTCCGGTTTGGCAGCAGCAAGCCTGGGATTTCTTCGATCAGATCGGGGAAGTTCGTTACGGTGCCCGGTACTACGGGAACAGCCTGTCGAGGCTCAGGTTGTATGTCGGTTGGCGGGAGTCGCCGTCTGAGCCGGTCGTCCCGATTGATGATGGTGAGCTGCCCGCTGGCCTCAATCGAGCTCTATACGAGGTTGCTGTCAATACAATCGCCCGACTTCACTCAACTGATGGCTCGGTCGCTGAGTTGCTGCGCGCTTTCGGCGTCAATCTGTTTATCGCCGGCGAGGGATACATCGTCGGCAGGACTGATCCTAAGACTAGTCGTGAGGTTTGGGAGTTTCTGTCAGTTGATCAGATCGTTTGGCATGATGGTCAATGGAAGCTGCGGGCATCAGTTTCAGATGGGCCGGCGCAGTATGAGCCTCTTGACCTTCAGGAAGATGTCGTGCGGCGAGTATGGATGCCGCATCCGAGGTTTGCCCAGGAGGCAGACTCTCCTTTGCGGGCAGTCTTGACAGTTTGCGAGGAGCTGCTGCTGCTGTCGGCGTCGGTGCGGGCGTCAGCACTTTCACGCATTCCTGCTGGGTTGCTCGTTATGCCTGACACGATGCTGGAAGGCGGACCTGACACCTACATTGAGGGTGACGGTACTGACGGCGAGTCGCAGGCCGACCGGACGTTGCAGGATCTAGTTGATCACTTCGTGAAGCCGATCGGTGATCCGAGCAGTGCTGCTGCTGTCGCTCCCTTCATTCTCGTCGGGGACCCTGATGACGTTGACAAGGTCCGGTTGCTTGAGCCGTCAAGGTCTGTAGATGAGGTCGCTGCCAAGCAACGAGGCGAGCTGCTTATCAGGCTGGCAAACGGTGTGGATCTCCCACCAGAGGTATTGACTGGGTACGGCGACACCAACCATTGGGGAGCCTGGCTGATCGATGAGCAAATGTTCAGGGCACACATCGCGCCAGCTGCCCAGTTGTTCACGAACGCTGTCACGGAGGAGTTGGTGTGGCCGAGCATCGTGGCAGCTGGCCTACCAGTTGATGAGCGGCTCGTCGTTGGTTTCGACGCTAGTGACCTAGTCGGGCACCCTGACCGCAAAAGCAACGCTGAGTCTGCCTATCAGTCTTTGACGATCTCTGATGAAACGTATCGGCGTGCACTTGGGTTCGCTGATGAGGACGCTCCAGATGCTGATGAGTACGCTCGTCGGGTTGCCCTTCGCATGAACAACGTTGAGTTGTACCCGATCGCTGCTGGTGTGCCTATCGGCCCTTTGGTAGAGGAGCCGGCTTCTCTGCCTCAGGCTCCTGCGATGCAGCCTTCAGTCTCCCCTGACGAGCCTGCTGACGTTGCGGCTGGGCCACCGCAGGCAGAGCCAGCCGAAGCGCTCACAGCAGCTTCTAGGGACCGTGCGCAGGACTTCGGTTTGCTGATCGCTAAGTTGGATCGGGTCACATTCGATAGGTTGCAGCAGGCATCATCCGATGCTTTGCAGCGTGCGTTGGAAAAGGCTGGCGCACGTTTGCGGTCGAGACTGGCTCGCAACTCTGATTTGAAGCCGTTGATCGCTGGCGTTCCAGCTGCTGAGATTGCTGCCAGGTTGGGCCGAGACACCATCATCGCAGCCGGAATCATTGAAGATGAACTGTTGGAGGACAGCGAGTTCGAGGAGTTGGCCTTGCTGTTTGTCGCCTTGACAGCGAAGGCTCAGGATCGTGTCCGTCGTGAGCTTCGTGACGCATTTGGTTTAGGAAGGGCCGAGTATGAGTTGATGGGTCAGGAGCAGGCTTCGGCTCGAGCCGTTGGGGCAGCCTCATTGGTGGCTGGTTTGGCTGGTCTTGCGTTCGGTGCCTTGTATCGACCGTCTCCAGCTGCTCCAGCAGGTGGCGAGTTCGACCCGACAGCAAGAGTCCCTGCTGGTGTTGTTCGATCGGCGCTTTCTGAGGCTGGTGGCGGTGCCCCAACTGTCGTCGTTGACAAGAGCGGGACCATCTCACCAGTTGCTCAGCCACCGGGACAGCAACCGGGTCTGGCGACAGAGGGACCGATCACGCGATCCTTTGGGGGAAGCGTCGGATTGGTCGAGACTGGTTTTATCTGGGATTACGGTCCTGACGATCGTGATACCTTCGAACCGCACTTCGATCTAGACGGGCAGCAGTTTGCAGGCCCTGAGGATTCTTCGCTTTCGAACACTGAAGCGTTCCCTCCGGACCCGTTCTACTTCCCTGGGGATCACGCTGGCTGCCGCTGCTCCACCGTTCCGATCTATACAGCCATCGCAGTTGAGGACGCAGACTAATGCCCCGAGTGCCCGATTGGATGCGAGACAACTTCCGGCGAGGCCTGATCTATCACGAGCAGGGTAAGTCTGGCGATGGGCTGCGACCGCAAACTGTGCGAGAAGCGAGAATGGGTTCCCAAGAAGGGCACATCCCGTTCAACAAACCCAAGCGGATGGCCGCTTGGTTTGCACGCCACATGGTGGATCTTGATAATGCCCCGAACCGTGGTGACGGCGATTACCCTTCGCCTGGGCAGGTCGCTCACCTATTATGGGGAGGCGGAGTTTCTAAAGGTGAGAGTGAACGTGCGCAGCGATGGGCGGAGCGCATGGCTGAAAAGATTGAACGGGAGCGTGGACCGGTGGCTGACAAGACAAACGAGTTGCAGGCTGCAGCAGATGAGGAGTTGCTGCCTGACGAGCCTTTGATGGGCGGCGACGACGATGCCCTCGTTGATGACGAGGACGACATGCTGCTTGACGGCTGGGTTCCTGAGCGTGTGCTGATTGTTGTTGCGACTGAGGATGAGGAGACTGCTGACGGTCGGATTGCTGACGCTGGGGCGCTCTCGTGGAGGGAGCCTCCATTGTCCCTGACAGTCAACCACGATCCGAATCAGCGTGTGGGCCGGCTCGATGCTTTGGGCAGGGTCGAGTCACTCGACGGTTTGACTTTGGACACGTTCGACGGCATGGTTGGCGAGGATGGGCCGATCATCGTGGCTCGAGGCACTCTCAACCTGAACACGGAGCTTGGTCGTGAGGTTGCTGCTGAGGTTCGCGACGGGTTCTTGACTGGCGTCAGCATGGAGGTTGGTGACGAGGTCGTTGAGTACGACAACGATGGCGTCATGCACCTTGTAGAAGGTCGGATTGGGGCGGTGTCAGTCGTTGTGTTCCAAGCGATTGAGTCGGCTCGAGTCGTGGAGGTCGCCTCAGCGCACCGCTGGCATCTACCAATGATCCGTTTTGAGCAGGAGGCGCTGGTCGCGGCTGCTGTGCCAGATACACCGCCGGCTGCCTGGTTCGCAGATCCATTGTTTGACGCACCTTGCCCGATGACTGTTACTGATGATGGACAGGTATTCGGACACATGGCTCTTTGGGAGACTTGCCATACGGGTAGGCCAGCCGATGTCTGCCTGACACCGCCACGCTCAGGCAGCGCGTATGCGTACTTCCTGACAGGATACTGCCGTGCGATCAGCGACCTTTTCGAACCAGTTGACGTGCCGGTTGGCTGTCTGACTATGAGCACGGGCCATGCGTCGACAGCGCCAGGGACGAGTGCGGCTGCGGCCATCGCGCACTACGAGCACACTGGCTGTGCTGTCGCTGACGTGACTGTTGGCGAGGACGATTTCGGGATCTGGTTCGCTGGTGCTTTGCGGACCGGAGTGAAGCCTGAGCAGGTGCGGGAGCTTCGCGCTGGTTCGCTTTCCGGTGACTGGCGTTATCTGGGCGGCAACTTGGAGCTAGTCGCCGCATTGGCGGTAAACGTCCCTGGCTTCCCAGTCCCGCGGGTTCAGGCAGGGTTGGCTGCGTCTGGTGTTCAGACTGCGTTGGTTGCTGCTGGTATTGAATCCAGAGATTGCGGTTGCGGCCAGTCAGACGTTGATCACCGCTTGGCGAGGCTCGAGGCATTAGTCTCGGTGCTGGGCTTGACTGATGATGCTGTGACGAGGCTCGCTGCCCGGCTTTCCTGACCGACAACCCTAAGGGGTACTCGTGCGGTTATCTGACTTTGAGGACCATAGGCGCAAGCGTTCAGCGATTGACGAGTTGCCTGATGAGGTTCGGGACCAGTTGGTTTCTGCCCGAAAGTCAGGGAGTCATGGCCCAACCGGCATGGTCCGCTGGCTGCATCACAACCCTGAGTTTGGCGATGATTACAAGCATGTGACAGTGAACATGCTGGATCACTGGTTTGTTCGGAACGGCATCGATGCCACATCTGAGTGATTACCTTGAGCCGAATGAGGGTCGGCAGGCGCAGCAGGCTGCAGCGCGACGCAAGCACGGTTTTCCGAGCGGCTGGGAGCCTCACGTTGTCGAATCTGGTGAGACTGCCGAGGCTGTATCTGCTGTATTCGATCAGGAGCCTGACGAGACATCGCTGCTGATCGGATGGCAGATGGACCCTGATGCCTGGAAGATTGCTGATGGGTCGCTGCTGGTCAACCGCTGGATGGGCGGCGACGGTGATTGGCACTATCAGTACAAGGCGCGGCTGGCGCGTCGCACCGGCCAGCGGATCGACGTAGATGAGTTGCTGCGTGGATTGAGCCGTTGGAAGGCACCGATCGCGAAGGACGGCAGCGGGTCACTTATCATCTGCCCGTCAGACTGGCAGATCGGAAAGGCTGATGGTGATGGCACAGCTGGAACTGTTCAGCGGGTCGTGGAGTCTGGTCAGCGTGTTCTGGCGCGAGCAAAGCAACTGAGGCCCGAGGCCATCTATCTCGTTGGCATGGGCGACTTGCTTGAAGGTTGCGATGGGCATTACGCAACACAGACGTTTGCTGTGGAGCTCGATAGGCGGCAACAAGTACGCGTCGTTCGGCGGCTACTCCGTGACTGGGTTGTGGAGCTATCACGGCTCGGTATACCGATGGTCGTGTCAGCCGTAGCCGGCAATCACGGTGAGAACCGGAAGGACGGCAAGGCTTTCACAGGGCCAGGGGACAACGATGACGTAGCCGTAATCGAGGTTTTGGCAGAGGTGCTCTCTAGCAATCCCGAGGCATTCGATCACGTCCGGTTTCACGTCCCCGATGACCGGCTCGAGGTTCTGTTAGAGGTGGCCGGGTATCGGGTCGGTTTCCATCACGGGCACATTGCCGGTCGTGGTTCGACACCGCAGCAGAAGCAGCAGAACTGGTGGAAGGACCATGCGTTTCAGCAGAGTTTGATTGGTGATGCCGATTACCTAGTGACTGGTCACTATCACCATCTATCAGTCGTGGATCACGGTCCCCGAGTTCACTTTCAATGCCCAGCGATGGATGGCGGTTCGGTCTGGTGGGAGAATCTCGGTGGTGGCCGATCGTCAACTGGCACGCTGACATTTATGGTTGGTGAGAGCGGCTGGGATCACCTACGGGTTCTGTGACTGGCAGGTTTTCTTGCCTGCTTGACAGTCGCAGGTTTGACGCTCGGCGCAGAAAGACCCTTAGCCTGGAAAGAGACAGGTTTAGCCAGTCGTTGGCACGATAGCAGGTTGCTGATCCACGTTTGCTGTGGATTCACTGATGAGGCCAGAAGCCAGAGGCTGGTAGGCTGTTCGGTCCTATGACCCTGCTTTCTAATGATTCTGTAGTTGTGATTGGTTCCTGCCCACGATGCGATTGGCCAGTGACGCACAAGGTGCTGATGCTCGGTGTGTGCTCCCGATGCGGCCGCCACCTTCCCCATCAGCTGCCAGCAGGCAGATCCCAGCGATAGGCACCACCTCCCCTGCAAACTGCGAGGGAGGGTGGCAAGTTGCCCACCAGTCTCCCCCGCAAGTTGCTAGGGAGCCTCCCCCGCAAATTGCAGGGGTCAATAAAGAACCGTCTTAGAACCCTCCTAGAACCGTTTAGCGTTTGCTGGCCCACCTTTGAGGCGACTCCCCACCAACTACCTGTCCCACGTTCCTGCGACCTTCAGGGCACCAATCAGACGATGCTTGCAGCAGGCTGTGATGCCATGTACCATTTACGCAGTGTTGCTAGGTCCCCCGCATAGCCAGGGATCTTGATGACCCGCTTCGCCGGTCGCCAACTAGAGATCTGTCATATCAGACAACCACAATCTGGAGAAGTTGAACCGTGGACCGTGTTACTGAGATTGCTGAAGCCCTTGAGGCTGGAACCCTCACCGACGACGAGATCGGCGCTGCCCGCACCGAACTGGTGACTCTGTTCGAACAGATTCGCGCCGGCGAGGTCGAAGGCATCGAACCGACTGATGTGGAGCTGCTCGCTCGCATCGTTGAGATCGCTGATCTGCTTGGCGTCGTGGCCTACCAGCGGCTCGAGGCTGCTGCCGAGGCAGCGATGACCATCGCTGAGTTGGAAGCTCGCCTTTCTGCTGAGGTTGCTGAGCCGGCTGACGGTGAAGCAGCTGAGCCAGTCGAGGCCGACGATGAGGCTCAGGCAACTACTGATGTTGTGGCCGAGGTCGTCGCTGAGGCTGAGGCAATCATTGAGGAGGCTGCGGCTCCTGTGGCTGCTGCTGCTCCGCCTCTTGCCAGCATCGCAAAGGCTGCGCCGGTCAAGGCGAACCCGCGTCCTCAGGCTCCTGCGAATTCGTACCGGATCGTCGGTCAGCATGGCGAAATCTCCGGCATGGGCGACCTTGCTCGTGAAATGGCAAACCTGTGGAACAGTGGCGCAGCTGGCGTCTACGGCAACAAGGTTCGCGGTGCCCGCATCGTGGCGGATTACCCCGAGGACCGAGTCCTGCCTGAGATGGATGGCTCCACTGTTGAGGGTCGGATCGAGGCAGTCGTTGCTGCCGCGCAGGATCCGGCGTCGTGGACCGAAAGCATTGTCGCCTCTGGCGGCTGGTGCGCTCCCACCGATGTGGATTACGGCTTGGCTCAGATCTCTGAGGCTGGTCGGCCCGTCCGCGATTCGCTGCCGGCGTTCCAGGCAACTCGTGGCGGCCTTCGTGTGGCCCAGCCTCGGACCCTCGCTGATATCGATATCACCTACAACGCGAGCGACGCTGATGCGGCCATCACGGTGTGGGACAACGACACCGACGAGGACCCTGATGGTGCGGTCAAGGGTGTGCAGACCATTGACTGCCCGACTTTCAGCGAGTACCTCACCTCTGCCATCGTGAAGCGGCTTCGCTTCGGCAACATGGGCGCTCGAGCCTTCCCTGAGAACGTCGCCAACTTCAACGAGCTCGCCTTCGCAGCGCACGCTCGGGCCGCAGAAACTGTCCTCCTTGACAGCATCAAGGGTGCCAGCACTGCTGTCACAGTCGGTCAGTCTTTCGGGGCATCTCGTGACCTTATCGAAGCGATCAAGCGTGCTGCTGCTGCGTACCGCAGCCGTCACCGTGCGCCGAACGTGGTGCTTCGTGCGCTGGTTCCTCGGTGGATCACCACGCTTGGTGACGTCGATCTGGTCCGTTCGCTTGCCAGCGACAGCCGGTTCGTGTCTGATGGTGAGGCTGTGTTCCGGAGCGGACTGGCTGTGGCCGGTGTGAACGTGACGTTCTACGACGACACGCCGACGACTGGCACCTCGCAGATTTTCGGTGCTCAGGGCGCTGGCGCTCTGACTGCCTTCCCTGGCACCGTGCAATGGGGCCTGTACGACGAGGGGCATCACTTGTTCCTTGACGGCGGCACCCTTGATCTCGGGATCGTGCGGGACGCAACCCTCAACAGCACCAACGACTACGAAACGTTCGTGGAAACCTTCGAAGGTGTCGCTCACCGAGGCATCGAGTCCCTGTGGATCACCTCCACCGTGTGCCCCGATGGAACCTCGGCAGCTGCCATCGAAGATGCCGTTGCGTGCGGCTCCTGAGTCGGCTGACAACAGAGAAAGGCTGGGCTGATGCCTGACCTGTCTTACACGCCAGTTGACCCACCGCTCGTTCAGCCACCGCGTGTCTCACTGCTCTCCTCTGCGGAGGAGGTCGTTGATGGCACGCGGTGGACGGCTGGCCTTACTTTTGAGCCGTACGGTTGCGGCTACAACGGTGGCAACACGGTTCTTTGCGCTGATGCCTCAACTGACCCTGAGAACGTCAGCAAGGCTTTCGACTCTGAGCATCGGGTCATTGAGGTTGAGCCGTTCGTCGCTTTCTATGGCGACTCGTGCTCCTCAGCGACTTTTAGGAGCCGGGACTTTGTTGATCGGGCGACGCGCGTGTTCCTCGCAGCCGAGTCTGCGCTGATCGCACGCGAGCTTTGGGCCGGCGAAATCGCAGCTGCTGAGGGTTACCCGAATCCGTATTTTGGTGATGGCAACGCTGACGTGATCAGCAACCTTTGGCCGACCTCTCCTGGTCTGCACCAGTTGCAGCGGGAGCTGGCCGACCGCATCCCGACGAGGGGCATGATTCACGCCACGCGTGATGTCGTGACTTCGTGGTACGAGGCTGGCGCTATCCGACGCGAGGGAGCCATCCTGCTGGACGCCTACGACAACATCGTGGTCGCTGACGCTGGTTACCCTGGAACTGGCCCGAATGGCGAGGCTCGGACAGATACGACCGCTTGGGCTTTCGCAACTGATCTTGTTCAGGTTCGTCGTGACGGGCAGGTTCGTGTCCTACCCGACCCTGGCGATTACGCAGCAGCGATGGATCGTGACGTCAACCTGATCGAGTGGCGTGCTGAGCGGATCGTGGCCGCGTACTGGTCTGTGTGCGCTCACGTCGCTATCGAGATTGACCTTTGTGCTGTAGAATGTCCTCTAGGAAGTTGAGGTAGTCAGATGACTGTTTGTCTTGGTTCATTGCAGGTTTGCCGCATCCGTGTGGCGAAACTCACCGCTGGTGGCGTCCCTGATTATGGCGCTGGCAACGGCTACGTGAGTGACGCCATCATTCAGGCTGACCTGTCTGTGGAGCTGTCCTCCGGTGACGACTTCGAACTCAAGAACGGTTGCGGCGATATCGCCCAGCAGTACAAGGACTGCGACAAGCCGAAGCGTGTCAACGTGGATATTGAGTTCAGCCAGTTGGACTCTGAACTGGTTGGCCTTCTGACCAACAGCGACACGTTCTACGACGCCGGCGAGGACGTCACTATCGGTGGGGCGCTCGCCTCTTCGACTGACCCGTGCCCCTACGGTGTGGCGCTCGAGATGTGGACCAAAGCCTGGAACAGCAACCAGCAGGCGAACGCTTCGCTCATCGGCGGTTCTGCGTCAGACGTGCTGTACTGGCGCTGGTTCTTCCCGTTCGTGCGTTTCCAGATCGGCAACATGACGCTGCAGAACGACATCCTCCGCATCCCAGTCACCGGGTACGCTCAGGAGAACGACGATATGCCAGCGTCTGGCCCGTACTTTGACTTCCCGGCTGCTGTGCAGTCCGCTGGTGGTATCACTACGAGCATGGGTTGGTTCCTTGACGACGAGATGCCAGCCGCGCAGTGCGGTTACATCGAAGTCGGCTCCTGATCGGATCGTGCCGTGAGCCTCTTGGCTCCGTGGGTCACCGCTGACGACATTATTGGTGACGATTCGCTCTGCTCTGCGTGTGTAGCAGTCGACGCCATCTCACCTGAGATTGCTGACGCAGCAGGGCAGCTGGCGTCTGCTGTCCTGTATGAGCTCTCGGGACGCAAGTATCCTGGGATTGCTGAGCAGACTGTCCGTCCGGCTGCAAGGCCACGAACTGACCCGCCTCCACCCGACCCGCGAGTCACTGTGGACCGTGTCTTTACTTCGGTCCCTACCGGTTGGCATGAGTCTTGGGGATGGTATGAGTGGGACGATCCTGACGATCATGCCAGTCGGCGGGCCATCACACTCGGCTTCTACCCGATCGTTTCGGTCACTCAGGTTGAGTTCGCTGGCACACCGTTAGACCCGTCTGCTTACAGAGTGGAGGAGGCCCGATGGCTGGTCCGGCAGGATGGTGCCTATTGGCCTTGCCGTCAGGACTGGTGGCGTGCGACTGGTGAGCCTGACACGTGGTCTGTGACGTTCGACTATGGAGTTGAGCCACCGCCTGAGGGTGTCACAGTCGCTGCGTATTATGCGTGTGAGCTGGCTCGAGGCATGTGCGGGATGGAGTGCAAGTTGCCGGCTCGGACGACGAGCATCACCAGACAGGGTGTTTCTCAGGTGCTGTTTGACCCGCTTGATCTCATCGCTGATGGGATGGTTGGGTTGCCGATGGTAGATACCTGGGTGAAGGCGGTGAACCCATCTCGTCGCCGTCGGCGTGCCCGCATCGCGTCTCCTGACGTGCCTAGAAGGGTTCATTATGGCTGACGTTTCCGAGGTCACTGAAAGGCTTCGAGACTACGGCAGGAGACTGTTTGATGACGCTCTAGTCGGCATGGAGAAACGCTTGCAGGAGGTTGTACCAGTCGGTGAGCCGGACCCACTTGGGCGACCGAGGACTGGCGATAGGCTGATCGACACTTTCTTTCGGCAGGCCACCTTCCCGTTGTTCGACTCGTTCGCTGCGACCATCGGGTATACCGCTCCGCAGGCCACGTTCTCCAATGACCTGATGCCACCGCACGTGATTCGGCCACGAGGCAAAGGCTACGCTCTCAGGTTCTGGTGGGAGGACGGACCAAACGGTCCTGGTGAGTATCGCTACATGGAAGTCAATCACCCTGGCAACGTGAACAGCCGGTCGCTGGGCTGGTGGGATAAGACAGTCACAAACGAGAACTGGTCCATTGAGGTGGATTTGGCAGTCCGAGGGGTGACGTACTGATGGATCTGTATGATCTTGGCAGCTCGGTGCTAGCCGAGTGCGAAGCGTTACTTGCTCAGCCGGTGACTGGTCGACGCCTGCCGCAACGACGCTATGTATCGCACGGGCAACCACCAATCGAGGAGTGTGACGGTGTGCTCGTCGTCTGGTTCTCCCAGGTGGAGGTCAGGCAGATCGGGTTGCGTGACGCTGGAATCACGAATCGGGTCGTGGCTGTGAACATTGACGTGTGGCGCTGTTGGCCGACCGGTGATACGCAGCCACCGCAGCCGACTGAGCTGTCTGCCGCCTCGTCAATCGTCGCTGATGATTGTGATCGTTTGACAGCTGGGCTTTCTGCCTGGCTCGTTGAGCGCTGTGGCCCTGTGGAGTGGCGGCCTGCTGTGCCCCTCGGCCCACAGGGCGGCCTTGCCGGATGGCGGCTTCAGGTTTCGTTGGCGCTTGATTAGAGGCGATCGGGCCTCCGAGCAACTTTTCTGCTCTAATAGTTGACGCCACGTTTCTCGTGTGTTACGATGCTCTGCATGGCACAGGGCCACACGACACAAGGAGAGCAGATCGTGAGCAGCACCATCATCCCCAACCGGTTGAGCAAGATGTTTTGCGAGGGATACGGGTACATCGCCGGACTGGCCAACACCGACTCGGCCTTTGCCGACGATCCGCAGGATTGGATGACCTACTACGCCACCGTTGCTGAGGACGGCCTGCGTCACGGCGATCAGGATCAGGTCAACTTCAGCGCCGGCCAGATGTTGGCGCTTGAGTGGCTGAGCAGCGAGTCTTGAGCGCAACACAGACAACCGACACGACACAAGGAGCAGTCAACATGAACACGACCACCAAGATGACCTACCGACGGGCAGCAGAAGCCATCACCGACCTGATCCTCAACAGCCCGATCACCAAGCAGGACGACCTGTGGCCGATTGCCGGACTGATCAGCGACTTGGCTTACTGCGAGAACGAGATCATGGACCACGCTAAATGGGTCGCAGAACGAGCCACCGCAGCAATCAACCGGATCAACTCCAACGATTCGTGCAACTCGCTTGGAGAGATCCAGTCAGCCGGGTCTCGGCTGGACGTGGCGATTAGCCGGCGACAGACCTTGCGTGGAGCCATCCAGATGGTGGCTCCGTCACTCGGAATCGACGCTGCGATCCTGATGACCCCTGACCACATCGACTTGCCTTACCCTGGCGAGTTAGCCAATCACCAACAGTAGAAGGAGCAAAGACCATGACATTGACCCAGCAAGACCAATACACGCAGGCCATGAACGATCACGTTGGCGTTCTGATGGGCGCGACAGTCGTCAAGTGCACAGTCGTTCCTCTAGACGATGAGTGGCCTGATGAGCTCTGGACAGTTCTTCACCTTCGCACTGGTGATGGCATGATCCTTGAGGTGGCTGTCAGTCAGGACGAGGAGGGAAATGGCCCAGGGCATCTGTTCATCGAACGCATTCAGTAGCAACCAACAACCAAAGAAGGAGAAAGCACAGTGGGCTATCACGTAGATTTGATGTGGGTGAACGCATGTATCCCAGCCGACAAACTCGATGAGGCGTATCAGATCCTGTGCGATCTGAACAATCGCAACGACCTGAAGCGTGGAGGTGCCGGAGGTTACGCTTTCGGGGGAACCCCAGCAGGCGAGGAGCCTGTCAACTGGCCGCATCCGAATGTCTGGTTCTCATGGATGCCGTGGAACTATCCAGAGCTCTACTCCACGGCGCAGAGAATTCTGGAGGAGGTCGGGTTTGAGATGGCAATGGTTGACGGTGACCTGCACTTCGTGGGTTACAGCAGCAAAACTGGTTGTGAGGACCGGTTCTTGGAGGCGCTGGCACCTTGCCTGATCGGCGTGGACGAGGTTGACCCATATTTCTGCTGGCACGGCGAAGATGACTCCATCTGGATGCAGGTTCTCCGTCAGGTCAATGGCGTGGACACTTTGGTCAACGTTGAGGCCAAGATGGTGCCGATGGACAGCAAGGAAAGCTCATGATCTGAGGCTGTATCTGCTCCAGCCTCAGATGGGACCGCCGGTTTGTCGTGGGCCGGCGGTCCCTTCGCGTCTACCCTCACCACTGCTGTCACAAGGCACTGCTATGCTGAGCCTGCCGCATCAATGCGAGATCAAGGAGGAACTATGAGTGCTGTAGTAACCATCATTGGTAACGTGACTCGCGACGCTGAACTGAGGTACACGTCGTCGGGCCTTTCTGTCGGCTCCTTCAGCGTTGCTGTCTCAGAGCGCCAGAGGGGACCAGGTGGAGATTGGCAGGAGGGTGAGCCGTCCTACTATGACGTCACTTGCTTTCGCTTGTTGGGCGAGTCCGTGGCTGAGACTGTCGCCAAAGGTGACCGAGTCATTGTGACTGGCCGGCTGAAGCAGTCACGCTGGGAGCAGGACGGCAACAAGCGCAGCAAGGTTGAGGTCATCGCTGATGACGTCGCCAAATCGGTTCTGTGGGCAGCGAAGGGCGATAGCCCACGCTCCCCGAGCAATACGCGTAGCATGTCCGAAGAAGATCCGTTCTGAGGGGATGGCGATGAGCAAGAGCAAAGATGGCGTAGAGCTGCTATCCGATGGCCGAGTCAAACTGGTGATTGACGGAACGTCGAATGTGCTTCGCCGGCCAAAGATCGGTGAGTTGCGGACGTTCGTCGAGGCCATCGAGTCGCTCGGTAAGAACCCTACAGAGGCCGATCGTTCGTTCATGGCTGGCGCTGAGGACGTCGCAGACTGGTGGCGTAACGTTGTCGCGACCCTTTCCGATGGGACACTTTCGCAGGATCTAGACGAGCTGCCTGTCTGGCTCCTTGCCGGCGAACTCCTCGGTACGACCATCAGCCATTGGCGAGAGGTCCCTTACCAGTCTGGCGGTTGACCGGAGCCGGTCCGTCAGACTCCCAGGCTCCCCCGACAGCATTGGCTGGCTCCTCGCTCGAGTGGTTCGCAGTCCTTTATCGGCGCTGCGCCAACACGTTCGGCTGGTCACCAGCTGCTGTGAACGAGATGGAGGCTTGGGAGATCGGCGCTGCCTTAGGTTCAGCGACCGAGGAAACTGAGGCTTGGCTGGCGATGAACCGTCCGGCTGACAACCCTGCTGACGTACAATCTAAGAGCCGTGATCTTGTGGCAGAAAGGGTTTTAGCCCATCGTGAGGGCCGCCCACAGCCAGAAGCATCGGTGATGAGTACCGGTCAGGTCGGCATGTTGCAGGAGCGTTTGCGTGTCAGTTAGGGAAACTCTTGAGTTGGATATCAGTCCGGCGCTGGCTTCCATTGAGGAGCTCGGGAGCCGGCTGACCAACGTCGCGCAGGCGTTTGGCGAAGTGCTGTCCGACTCCATGCAGGCAGCTCTCGCTGGTCTACCAATCATTCAGCCAGAGGTTGATGCGACAGGCGTCACCGAGGAAGTTTCAGAAGCTCTTGCTGAGGCGACGGCAGAGGATCGCCCTGTTGAGGTCACAGTTGACGCTGACGCTTCCGCCATTACAGAGGCCGGTGACGAGGCCGCAGCTGCGATTGACACCGAGGTTGAACTTTCTGTTTCTGTTGACTCAACAGCAGTGGATGAGTTCAATCAGCAGGTTGAGGAAACAGGTAAGAGTGCTGACACCGCGACTGAGTCTGTTGAGGGCATGGGCGGTGCTGCTGGCTTCTTAGGAGCGAAGTTAGGCACTGCGAAAGCAGGATTGGCTGGCCTAACAACTGGTGCGGCTGCTGTCGCTGCTGGGGCAGCTGGCGCTGCGGTTGGCGTCAAGTTTCTGTATGACGCTGCGTTCGAATCTGTCGCTGTCACCCAAACCTGGGAGAACACGCTTGGGGCATTGGGTTCCCGCATTGAGGACCTAGAGTCCGGTAGCACCGGGTTCAGTCAGAGTTTGCGCCAGTTGGCTCAGGACACAGGCTCGTCCGATGAGGCGGTGCTGATCGCGACGTTGCGATATACGCAGTTCCAGCAGGCTGCCGGTCTAGCAGACGATGAGATCGTAAAGAACACGCAAAACATCGCTGCGTTGGCTGCTCAGGTTCGCATCAACAATCCGCAACTGGGCACAATGGACGAGATCATCAGGACCCTTTCTCGGAGTCTTGGCCGTGGCGGTCCACGCCTTCAGCAATACGGCATTGACATCAACACCGCAGCGATTGAAGTCCGCGCCCTGGAAATGACAGGCAAGGCTGCTGCTGATGAGTTGACTGGCGCTGAGAAGTCTGCTGCGGGTCTCTCGCTGGCGTTAGAGCAGGTTGCCCCGAATGCTCAAAGCGTCGCAGACGGCATGAGCAATGTGCAAGTCGCATCGGACCGCGCCAGCGAGAAGTTCGGTGACGCTCTGGAGGTCTTGGGCGAACCAGTTGTCGAACCGATCACCGAGGCCTTAGTGGATTTGGCCGAAGCGTTCGAGGGTTTGGCGAATGTCGTTGCACAGTCTGTGCCGTATATCAGCGCATTCTTGAGCGAGGCTCGCAATCTTGGTGATTGGGTCAACGACAACCTTGATCCGATCTCAAAGTTCCTTGCACTAGAAGCACCTGATGGCCAGTCATGGCTCGAGTTCGGTGAGGACGTTCGTGGAGGTGGCGAAGATGTTCAGGAAACAGTTTCTGATACGACTGTCTCCTTCAATGACTTTGGTGATGCCGTAAATGTTGCTTTCAGCAGTGCTGGTCAGATCATTGGCGAGGCAGTGTCCACTGTTGCTGGTTTCGGTCGCGAAGCTGCGATCGCCGCGCAAAGCATGACTGTGTTGGCTGAGGCTGGTGCGTCGAATCTTCCCACAGTCCTGAGCCTGTTCCAAGACATTACAGATGAAACTACGCCTGACCAGTTGAAAGCCAATCTTGACGAGCAGGTTGCTCTCACGCAGCAATGGGTAACAACCATGTATCAGACGCAGGCTGATGGGTTCGGCAACGTGACTACACTCTTGGCGCAGCTCGGGCCGGAGCGGTCAGCGATGCTAGTCGGCATGTACGGGACACAGCTGCAGGATCTTGAGAATCATCTAGCCCAGGTATACGCAGCCGAGCAGCAGGCTCGAGTGGCCTTGAACGAATTGGCAGTCAGGGAGTTCCTCCGGTTGCGGGGAATCACTGGTGCCGAGGCCGACGCCATTGTTGGTGTGTTCAGAGCCAACCTGCAACTTGGCGTTCCAGCAGCTCAGGAGCTGGATGCTGTCATCCGCAACGCTGAGACTAAGAAACTCGCCGGCATGACAGCCTTTGGCGACTTCGGCACGGCAGTCACCAAGAGCGTTCAGGACGTTGTAAACGAGACTGAGGGTCGGGCGATCGCTGACAATCTTGACAAAGGCTTGGGCGCTGGGCTTTCTAAGGAGCAGGCGCAGGCTGTATGGCAGGCAGCAATCTACGCTCAAAGGGTCAAAGACAAGATCAACGAGATTCTTGGAGTGAAGTCGCCGTCCACAGAGATGATGAGAACAGGTTACGAGTTGGCGCGCGGTTTGGCCATAGGCATCGAGAGCAACACTGGTCTTGTCGACACAGCAATCGGGAGGCTGGGTAGTAGTGCGCTAGGTCTGAGTCTTACCGGCGCAGCTGGGGCTACTACCGCAGCAGGCAACATCGCTATCACTGTGCCCATCACAGTCGCTGCTGGCATGACCGCTGAGGACGGGGCGCGAATCGGTGAAGCAGCCGGCGAGGCCGTCGCTGACCAGTTGCGTCGCCGGATGAGACTGGAGGCGATGGTCGCATGAGTTGGAATCCGAATCGCGCGGCCGGCTGCGTCTATGGGATGGAGTGGCTGCCGACCCGTCAAGTAGATCGGCCCGTGGCTGGAACAGGTGGAGCCTCGTACTCATGGACCGTGGACTCAACTGTTGCTGAGGACATCGACCGGCTGTGGCTTTACTCCGGCAAGGAGGTGCCGAACGCCTATGACACGGTAGACATTTATGACGCTGCCGACCTGGAGCCGGTCGTCGTTGAGACAGATACCTATCTGATGAGCGGTGATGGTGACTCGAGCCGGTTCATCCGCCCGACTGGTGCGATCTATGGCACGTTGCCTCCTGGCTCGCTCGGCAACGGGACGTATAGCGTCAATCAGACCCGTATGACAGCAGCTAGCCGCGACTGGTACGAGTTGATCGATGACTCTCCATTTACGGCAGGCACCTACCAGGGCTGGTGGACTAGCACAGTCGTGGCGTTCTTTGACCCTGTGCCGGTGCTGAACGATGAGTTCATTGGGTTGGTGCCGTGGCCTAAGGAGTTCTACCCGATTGGTAGCGCAGACGTTCTGAGTCCCTTCAGCCAATGGTCGTTTGTCGCTGATGGTCTAGAGACTGGCCTGAGTGGGCGCAGAATCTTGGGGCTGACAGTTTCGTGTGTGGCGCAACGAATCATTGACCCGAGAGCTCGTGGCTCCGAGTTCGATCAGCCGGTTCGGATCCGGCCGGCTATCTACGTCAACGGTGCGACAGTCTGGGGTCAGGCTCAGTTGATGCCATCCCAGCCGCAAACGATCTCCTACACCTGGTACAACAACCCTGTGACTGGCCTGCCGTGGACTGAAACAGATCTTGAGGATTTCGACTCGACAAACGAGATTCTCTGGCTGATGTCACGACCGGATGACCCTGAAGTGATCGATGCTGTCGGTGGCGCTATCTACCGTGTTGAGGCGGTAGTGACGCACTGCGAGGAGACTCGTTCGGCTGTAGCACGCCGTGTTGACTCGCAGCAGCTGTTCGGCTGGAACCAATGGTCGGTTGAGGCCATCAGCGGTGGGCCATGGGGCAAGACCAGCGGTGACCTGTTCCTGTTCAATGCCCGACTAGATGAGCAGCAGGCAGTCGACTGGCGTCCTACGTTGTCCTCAGAGGGCCTGTCGGTGCGCGCCTTAGGGGTTGGCACAGGAAACGCCAACAACGTCACAGAGGTCCAACCAGCGTTCATTGAGGGCATCCCTCGGTCGGAAGGCTCAGGCACTGGCTACGCTCCAGCCGTTCTGCTTCAGCGTGATGACAACGATCTGTCAGTTGACGGACAGCCCTATGCAGCGTTGCAGGACTTCTACGGCTTCGGATTGGTGCGAGAGCCTGGACAACCGATTCTGTTACAAGTCCTTGACATTGACACCGAACCGGACCGAGTGCGTTTCTACGCTCGAGCCGAAGGGGACGGCCTGCCAGAGAACAATCTGTGCGTGTATGTCATTGACGTACTCGGCAACACCATCGCAACCTCCACAGTTGTGACCCCGATGATGCTTGAGGCAGCCGGCGCGTGGCAGCTGTTCGACCTGCCTTTGACGACTACTGGCACATGGTCAACACCAGACCTATACGTGGCGTTTCTGTTTGCGTCTGGTGATGGCACCGGCTGGCAGGTTCTATCATTCACTGACGGGACCAATGAGCCTGGGGCCAGCAGTGGAGGCTTGTTCCCAGCGTTCACCATCGGGTTCGCAGCAACTGGCGTGACGACTGAACTGATCGCATACGGTGGCGATCCAGCCGACTTCCGCAACGACGGAACAACCTCAATCGCAGTCGGTGTTGCGCCAGAAACCCCGACCGGATTGACCGCGACCTACTACGGCTTCAACGATTCGGACCCCTTGAACCTCAACCTGCCACTCATCGCCTTGCAGTGGGATGGTGTCACAGAGGAGGCCGAATGCTCAGAGGTCGCGTACTACGAGATTCAGAGACGGTCATATGTGGCCGACGCAGGTTTCTACGTGGACTCTGGCTGGCAGACCATCTTCCACGCCGAGGTTGATGGCTCAGAGGAGACATACACAGCGTATGACGTCGAAGCGATTCGTGGCTCAACGGCCGGCTCAGGCAATGAGTATCGGGTTCGCATCGTGTCCACCACAGGGTTCGCTTCGGACTGGTCCGAGACAGACGAGGTCGCCCCACCAGTTGATGATTACTGCGGGTACTTGTTTGCCTCCAACGTGTTTCCGCTGCGCAACATCTGGCTGATGGATGTTGGCGAGCGTAGCTATCAGATGCTCGAGCGTGTCACCTACTACGAGTTCGAGGACCGTGACGGGGCGCTTCCGGTTCGCGGTCTCAGTGACCGGCTTGATGAGTTTGAGGTTCAACTGCTGGTTGGCGCTGATGGGGCACGTAACAATCTGCCTGACATCGCAGATTTCGGGACGCGTGGCCGGCTGCGCTTTGGGAACCTATCAACATTTGCCGGCAACAAACGTCTGCCTGCTGCGACGCAGGATCAACTTGGACTACGAGACCCTCTCCGACTCCCGTATTTGGCAGTTCTTGACAATCGAGGCAACCGTTGGTTTGCGTCAGTTGAGACTCCGACCGGCGTCGAACAGGAACCTGGAGGAAGGCACTCGTATCGTGCGCAGGTGCGGGAGATTACCCGCCAGCCAGAGGTCGTGACGCTAGTAGCCTCCCCTGATGACGCGACGGTACTCGTTTCACAGTTTGTCTACGATCTGCTGACGGTCGACCCTGAGCCACCTGTGCCCCCGTTGCCTCCTGGGCCTTATCCCGGTAGTTGACGATGCTGGCATACGCGATTGAGTGGCAGGTCACAGACGCTGCTGGCGTCACGATCGGTGCAGCAGGCTCAACTGGTGGAAGCATCACCTGGGATGGGCGCGCAACCATCCAGCGTGTCTGCCGTGGAGCGTCATTCGATCCTGCTGACTGGTCAGAGATAAACCCTCTCACCGATTGGCTCGTCCCTGTGTTCAGAACGAGTGAAGGTGTAGCAACGCGTCTCGGAATGTTCACAGTCGCTGGGCTTCCAGAGCGCTTTATCGCCGGCTCGGTCAAAACACCTCCCGAGCCTTACTTGGCTGACGCAGGGATCCTTCTCGGGTCAGCCTCCCCGTACAATCTGTCAGGGCGGGCCGGCGAGCAGCTAGACCAAGTCTTGGCCCGCGTCTGCGATGCTGCTGGCGTCACCCGACGCAGAATCGATCCTGTCGGTGATCTGATCGGTGAGCCAGTCGCCTATCCGGTCGGCACGAAGTTCATTGATGCGCTACGAGGTTTCGCTGATCTTGCTGGGCTCCTCCCACCGCATTTTGACCGTGACGGTTTCCTCGTCCTCAAGAGTTACCCGTCTGGCGAGATTGAGCCTGTTGCGAGCTATTCTGGACCGTCCATCATCAGCGAGTCCCGTATTGAGGACAGCGACCTGTTTACGGCTCCAAACGTTTGGCTCGTAATCGGTGGCGGCGGCACTGGTGGCCCGATCGTCGTTCAGCAAGAGATCGCGCCAGACGCACCAAATAGCGTGCCCAACCGTGGCGGACGCAGGATTGTGCAGGTGTACCGCGAGCAGGGCATCGACTCGATAGCGCAGGCGCAACGCATCGCTGGCGTGCGTGCCGAGCTATCCCGCCAATCGTTTCGGAGTATTGACTTTTCAGGCGCACCAAACCCCGATCATGATTGCTACGGGGTTGTCGAAGTGAACGGCAAGCGCTACTTCGAGACTGGCTGGACGTTGCCTCTCGTGATCGGACGTGAGATGAGACACAGTGTTTCGTCAAGATTGGAGCTGGCATGAACCTCGACGATGTTCGGACCTTGATTCAGGCAGTTGATGAACGCTCTGCTTCAACAGCTGGCCTTCTCCCTGGCACTGTCGGAGCCGTCTACGGGGCAGGCCGGCTGGATGTTGCGATGGATGGGGACCCTGAGGACACGACGATTCAGGCCACAAGCCTGTTTGCTGACGTGGCACCGGGCGACCGGGTAATGGTCATGTTTGACCCGCCACGAGGCGTCTATGCGGTAGGGCTGATCGGTCGGGTGCAGGAGGCCGGCATGGTTGTCGGTCTGTCTGAGGACGTGTTTGACGAGGAGTTCACCTGCAATGGAAACTGCACCGGCTCTTTGTCGTTTCCTGACATTGAGTTTGCTGGCAGGGCGGGCCGCATGTACCGGTTCGGTTGGAACATTTGGATCTACAAGTCTGCGTCCTTGGTTTACCCACCTTGGATGTTGTATCCGGGGATGTTTGGCATGCGCAGTGATTTCTTGCCCGCAGGCGTAACGGGGATTGTTGATTTGGAGCAAAACATGACTCAGGTCATGTTGTCGTACTCATGGGTAGTGCCCTACTACGAGTCAGTTATTGAGACCATTACATGCAACGTAGGCATTTCGACTGGTGGAGCAGACACGTTCACACTGGAAGCCATCGGGCAGTTCACGATCACAGACGCAGGACCAGTTGACGCTCTGACCGTCTTGTGAAGCAGTCCGACAACAACCTGCCGACTGATAAAATGGCAGGGTATGGGCTACTACCTCCTCGACAACCCACCAGCGACGCAGCAGTTCTATCCCAACCGTGTCAAGGGCTGGACTGGCGGTGTTCTGATTCACACAGCAGAGAGCGTCATGGACTCGGTAGGT